TGAATCTGAACCTGAATCTGAACCAGAATCGGAACCAGAATCGGAACCTGAAAGCGAACCTGAAAGCGAACCAGAAAGCGAACCTGAAAGCGAACCAGAAAGCGAACCTGAAAGCGAACCAGAATCTGAACCTGAAAGCGAACCCGAACCGGAGTTTGAAGATGGTGAAACATTTAATATTGTTGTAAATAATGAAGGAAAATTTATAGCTAACGGAGATCCTGATAATATAGCAAGATTATATACAGGACATTCTTATACATTTGATCAATCTGATAGTTCAAATAGCACTCATCCATTAGCTATTTCTTTAGTAGATGATGGAACACATGGAGGTATGAGTGGTATGATGGGATCTGGACAAGCAGGAGGTACTAAGTATATAAATGGATGGTCATATTCAGGAACACCTGGTGATGAGGTTGTAGCTACGGGAGCTACATGGAATGTTCCAAATTCATTAGAAGATAATGATATTTATTTTTATTGTGAAAATCATTCTGGTATGGGATCTACTATTGGAGCAGTAAAAGTATTAGATCATTATGCTGAATTAGAATTAAATGGTAATGATGTTAATTTAACAATTGATACAAGTAAAATAGGTAGTTATACAAGTACTGATGTTATTACTAGTATAAATATTAAATTTAATTCTTTATCTAGTTCTGCTACAGCATCTAGTAATAATTCTACATCAATAAATACTATAACAGATGGAAAATTACAATTACTATACACTAATGGTATAAATTTAAATGCTAACTTAAACGATACTACCGAGACACACAATACTCACGCTGATGGTGTGGATGACAACGCCGATGCTTTCCCCAACGATCGTACCGAGACACACGATACTGATGCTGATGGTGTGGGTGACAACGCCGATGCTTTCCCCAACGATCCTACCGAGACACACGATACTGACGCTGATGGTGTGGGTGACAACGCCGATGCTTTCCCCAACGATCCTACTGAGACACAAGATACTGACGCTGATGGTGTGGGTGACAACGCCGATGCTTTCCCCATCGATCCTACCGAGACACACGATACTGACGCTGATGGTGTGGGTGACAACGCCGATGCTTTCCCCAACGATCCTGCTGAGACACAAGATACTGACGCTGATGGTGTGGGTGACAACGCCGATGCTTTCCCCAACGATCCTACAATTTCAGTTACGCTATGTACTATTGTAGATGGTGGCGATAATTATTCTATTTTAGGTGGTGAAGACACCAATATTTTAATAAATAACTCAATAACTATATGCACAATACCTCGCAATACTAATACTAGATGGGATAAATTAAAAATAAATTAAAATATATGTAATTTAATTGATATCACATATATTTATACTAATAGATGAATAGAAACATCAATGCTAGTTTTTTTTTAATTTCAAGTGAAAATATGACATACGAAAAACAACAAGATTTTTTTCAAGAGAATTTTTCAGAAGTTTTTAGAACTTACTTTATTTATTCTGGATTACCATTTGCACAAGTATATAGAACATGGGATTCTTATACACCTAAGTATCAAAATGGAAAAATAGTTTCTGAAATTCTAATAAATCCAAAATATGACACTTTAGAAAAACAGAAAGAATTTTTTCAAGAAAATTTTGTTGAAGTATTTAGATTTTATTTTATATATGCTGGACTGCCATTTTCTACATTATTACCATATGGTTCAACCGTTCCTGGAACTATAATAGTTCCGGAGCCAGAATCAGAACCAGAATCAGAGCCGATTGCTGATTTTGATATTGAATCAACCTCTAATTATGACAGCGATAATAATTTTATTAAAATTGATATTATAAATCGAGGTAATATTAAATCAACCGGACACAATAATATTGATTGGCGAAGAATTTTTGAAGTAACAAAAAATATAAATGAATCAGAAACAGTACAAAATTTACAAGCAAGAACACCATTATATGTAGGATCAGAAGATAATGTATATTATCCAAAATCCAATGGTGGATGGTCAAATATTCCAATAACAAATCTTACTATATCTCCAACAAAATATTCAATACAAGATAGTTCTATAACAGAATTAGGGTCATTTTATATTAATACAACCCCATTACATGATGCTGATGATACCATGTCAATAAGTTTTAATATATTAACAGATGGTGATAATAAATTTACTCCAGGAAAGACATATATTTTTTGCGCTGACGATACTCCTTATTTTAATGATAACTTAGGAGATACATTAGAATCAAATGATGATTTAGATAAAGAAAGTAATAACTTTTTTGTATGGACAGTCGCGGAACCTCCAGCACCAATCGTAGAACCTGAACCAGAAGCAGAAGCAGAACCAGAAGCAGAACCTGAAGCTGAACCTGAAGCTGAACCAGAAGCTGAACCAGAACCAGAAGCAGAACCAGAAGCAGAACCAGAAGCAGAACCAGAAGCAGAACCAGAAGCAGAACCAGAAGCTGAGCCTGAATCAGAAGCTGAGCCAGAAGCAGAACCAGAGCCAGAAGTAAAAGCGGATTTTCATATAGAATCTGATTCTAACTTTAATTTAAGAACTAATGTTGTAACAATTAAAATAAATAATATTGGTGATATTAAATCTAGCGGATATAATAATACTGACTGGCGTAGAATTTTTGAAGTAACTACAAATATAAATGAATCAGAAACAGTACAAAATTTACAAGCAGGAACTCCGTTATATGATAATAAAAATGGTGTAGTAACTATATATTATCCAAAATCTAACGGAGGATGGACAGACTTACCAATTACTAATTTATCTATATTACCTCAAGACTATTCCATAAGTAATAGTTATGTATCATCAACATCAGGAACATTTTATATTAATACAACCCCGCTACATGATATAGGGGACATTATAACTTTAAAATTTACAGTAAATACAACAGGAGAAAATAAATTTGGATCCGGAAAAACTTATATTTTCTGTGCGGATGATACACCTTATTATTCAACACAACAAGGTGATACAGAAGAACATATAGATGATTTAGATCTTTCAGGCAATAATTTCTTTGTATGGACAATGCCAGTAATAACTGAACCAACAGTAGAACCAGAATCAGAACCAGAATCAGAACCAGAATCAGAACCAGAATCAGAACCAGAAACAGAGCCAGAATCAGAACCAGAATCAGAACCAGAACCAGAATCAGAACCAGAATCAGAACCAGAACCAGAATCAGAACCAGAATCAGAACCAGAATCAGAATTAGAAACGAATCCTGAAGCAGAGCCCGAATCTGAACCTGAAACTGAACAAGATCCAAACGCAACAAGAATATTATATGTATACGATGAAAAATATTTATCATCTGTAAATCAATTAAAAAATTTTAGAGAAAGTCAAGGATATCATATTGAAACATATAAAGTTACGCAAAATGATACTTCTGAAACAATTGATGCATTAGTTAAACAAAAATATAATGAAAATAATAACCTAAAATATTTACTTTTATTTGGTTCATGTGATCAGGACTATTATGAAGTTCCAACAATATGGAATACTAATCTTAATGAAGATGCATATTATACAATTTACAATCAAAAAACAAGAGAAGCAGCAAGTGATATAACATATGGTATATTCAATTATTCTGACGGAGATACTGTAACTGATAATAACTATAAAGTTATTGTAGGTAGATTAAGTCCTGGTGATAATATATATACATTAGGAGGACAAGATACAGCATTATCAACAGCACAACGACAACAAAATGTTAAAAATCAAGTAGATAAAATTATTAAATATGAAACAACCATTAGTCAAATTCAAAACGGAATATATCAAAGTGATTTAAATTCTGATTGGCCTAAAAAAGTTATTGGTGTTGCAAGTAATGAAGGAACAGGTGGTGGAATAGATGGTTTGGCCGATAATGCTTATATGCGACAAGAATTAGAAAGATATAGTAATTCTGATTTAAATTGTCATTTTACTGAATTATATCAATCAATTAATAATGCTGGACATATTGGTAATCCTGATAGTGTAAGTAATGATAAAAATGAATATGATCCTACTGGAAATCCATCTGATGATAAATTAGTAGAAGAAATAAATCAAGGTTCATCATTAATGTTATACGCTGGACATGCTAATGAAGTATCTATTACAACAACTGATTTTAATATAGCAAATGTTGATCAATTAACAAATGTAGATAAGTATTTCTTAGGATGTATAGTAGGTTGTTCAGTAGGATCACATGATGAAACATACATATCACTATCAGAATATTTACAAGTAGCTAGTAATAAAGGGTCAATAGCTATGTTTGTATCTACAATTCTTCAAAGTTGGAGACCTCCAATGTATATGCAAAGAAAGTTAAATACAACAATATTAAATGCTAATTCTGTTATGACAATAGGTGAATTATTTAAAGAATCTGTTTTAATTTCAGAATTTAAAGATGTAAATGATTTTTGGTTTTATCATATATTAGGAGATCCAGCTACTAGATACATATTAACATTACCTGAATTAAAATCAAATAACGAACCACAGCCAGAACCACAACCAGAACCACAACCAGAACCACAACCAGATGAAAAAGATAAGGGTGATTTTCATGTAGAAGATTCGTCATATTATAATAATGAAAATCAATTAGTTTCAATTGATATTACTAATACAGGAACTATTACTTCAACAGGTTACAATAATCTTGATTGGCGAAGAATTTTTGAAGTTACAACAGATATTAATCAATCACAAACAATTCAAAATTTACAAGCTGGAACTCCATTATATGTTACCAAAAATGGTGTAGTAACTAAATATTATCCAAAATCAAATGGTGAATGGTCAAATGTTCCAATTACTAATTTAACTGTATCTCCAACAAAATATAGTATAAATGGACATTATGTATCTTCAACAAGTGGTTCTTTTTATATAGAAACAACACCATTACATGATGCTGGTGATACAATTAATTTAAGTTTTAATATAAATACTAGTGGAAATCATAAATTTACTCCAGGAAAAACTTATATTTTCTGTGCTGATGATACCCCTTATTACAGTGATCAACAAGGTGATACAGAAGAAATTGTAGATGATTTAGATAATCCAAGTAATAACTTTTTTGTTTGGACGGTTGAAGAATCACCAGTTGTTCCTTCAGAACCAGAGCCTGAATCTGAACCTGAGTCAGAACCTATTACTGAAGAAGCAGATATATTTAGATTAATTTATACAGATTCAAGATTAGACAGTGTTATTAATGAATCATCTAAAATATTAAATGATATATTAACCTCGACACAAGAAGATACAATTGAAATAAATGTTTATGTAGATGATACAATGGAACCGGGAATATTAGGACAAGCATCATGGACTACTAAACAAATTTGGCTAAATGCTAATAATTTAAATGAAACTGGTGTATTTAGATTAAACGATAAACAAGTAGATATGAATGTTCCTGTATTAATACATGAAATTCTACATGTATTTGGATTAGTTGGAATTGGACCAGCGAGTCAGTACGCAAATGATAATAATGATAATCCGCCAAATGTATATACAGGATATTACGGTATAAGAGGATATAGAGATTTATTAGCTGCAAATGGAAAAAGTACGAACAATATTAATTATGTTCCTATGGAAGATGATTTTGGTGCTGGAACAGCAATGGCACATTTTGAAGAAGGAGAAGGTGGAGATAATAATAATTACTATGACGAAACACGCGTAATAGATGGTACAACCTATCCAGTATTAAGAAATGAACTAATGAGTGGATTTTTAAATGGGGGTGACAATTATTTAACTCCAATGACTGTAGGTTTATTACATGATAGAGGCTTTGGTGTTAATTATAATTCTGAACATGTTGTATTAACTGGAAATAATTTTTGGTGGATTCCAGAAAATTCTTCTCTTCAAGCTTTAAACAGAAATTTAGCATATTTAAATAAAAAACCATTCACCCATTGTAGATGTCTACATTAAATTATAAATAATTAAAATTTAATTATATATAATTTATTGACCTTGTTTTTGGAATTTTTGTACACACTCCCAAACCTTTGCTGATTCTTGCATATTAAAAGCTCCGCGTCTTTGAGCTAAGTTTAAAAAAGAAACAAATAAATTTAAAGCAGTATTTTCATCTCTAACTTCTATATCAGTTAAGCTAGATGGTGCTTCGGTGTTTGCACTAGTGGGAGCTGGGGAAGAATTAGAATCGGTGACATCCATTTGAATATTTTCTTGAGATTGACTCATTATAATTAATTTATAGTATTATTTGTTTAAATAATTTATTTTTAAATATATTTTTATCCAAATGGAGATATTTCAGCATCAGGAGTTCCCCATAAATAACAAGCTTTTTGTTTTGATTTACAATTACTTTTTTCTTGTTTTTTCCCTTCTTCTTTTGCCTTATTAAAAATTTCATTTTTGTCTTCTACATTTTGTTTAACTTCCATTCTGGTTTGTTTGTATTTCTGATATTGCTCTTCATTTAAATTACATGCTTTTCCGTTACATTTTCCTTTATACCAATAAAAATCAATATTTTTCCCATAATTATCTGTTGAAAATAATGGACCTCCGCTAGATGCTGGAACACAATCATAAGAATTTTCATCTTTACCATTTACAGCAGCACAACAATTGGTAAATTGAGAACAATTAGAAAAAGATAATTGCTTACATGCTTTTTTATGTGTAGCAGAATTTTTTGTAATTGCTTGACAAAATCCTTGTCCTTTTGTTCTCCAAAAACTTTCGGGTAGATAGCGTGATTTTGAATTAAAATTTTCTACGACATATTGATCTACTAATGTAGATTGATCACTTTTTGAAAAATCAATACCTAAAACACTAAAGACCATTATTAAAAGCATAATAACAGTAATTATTGAAAATATTTTTACATAATTTTCTTTTAAATATTTTGATACTTCAGAATCTGCTGTGTCCATAGATAAATGTCGCATTAACATACCAGCAACAGCTAATGTTATTATAATAAATAAAACTTTTTGTACATTTTCACTAAATTCCATATTATATATATAACTATATATTTTCTATTATAAATCCATCAGAAGTTTTGGTTTTTTTATGACCTTTTTTATTTTTATGCATTTTCAAATGACATTTTTCGCAAACATTCAATAAATTTCCGTTTACATCTTTATGAAAATTTCCTATAAATCCGTTAGATTTATCAGCTTTATTTTGATGCTGTAGATGATGTGTTTCAGTAGATAGTTCAATTTTACATAATTCGCATTTCCCTCTTATTTTTTGACTATTGTATCTAGATAGTTTATAATCAAGGATACTTGATTGCTGTGAATATTTATTTCTAATATTATGCGCATAATTTAAAAAGTGCTTAGGCATATGTAAATATTTACAAACTTCTAAACCATACATAGAATCACCAGAACCATCCATTAGTGTTCTAAAATATATTAATGAATCTGTTTCTTGGTTATATTGAACGGACATATGCTTTATAGACATACACTTTTTTTCCTTAATTTCATCAAAATCCCCTATTTCATGTATATGTGTGGCAAAAATAAAATTCGATTTTTTTTCATACATATGATCTATACCTGATAAAATAATACCAATAGCAGAATCGTTTTCAGTTCCAGAACAAAGTTCGTCACCTAATATCAAACTATTTTCGTTACAAAATTTTAATATATTATTTAACTCCAACATTTCTACTGCAAAAGTAGATAATCCCTTGAATATATTATCATTACCTATAATTCTAGTAAAAATATGACGATATGGTTTAAAATTTAAATTGGAGCATGGAACAAAAAATCCAGTTTGTGCCATAATAATACATATTCCAATTGATTTAATAAGACTACTTTTTCCGATCGCATTTATTCCATAAAGTAGCATTCCTAGGTTACTATTATTTAAACATAAATCATTAGGAACATATGTTTCATCATTTAATAAATTTTCAATTAATGGATGGCGTAATCCTTCAACCTCAAAAAAAGCACTATCTCGACTATTCTCTATAATAGGTTTTGAATAATTATATGTTTTTGCTATATATGCTTTATTGTAAATAACATCTAATAAGGCAACAAAGTTAATAACAATATCTATATCATTACTGAAACAAGACATTTTATTAATTACGCTGTTATAGCATTCCATAAGTGAATCTATCATGATACTTTTTGAAATTTGTATTGTCTTACATAATTCTTTAATTTCTCCACCTTCTATATAACTATTGCTATTATTTCCAAAACTCGCCTTTTGAATAAAAGAATTATTCAAATTAAAGGTTTTTTCGGTATTATCATACCTAGATACATAATTAATAGTTGAAGTTGTTGTTTTTTGAAGCTCGTCTATCAATATTTTTGATCTTCTAGAGGTTGCTTGTAAAGAAAACCCATTTTTATCTGTTTCTTTTATAGTAATAAATTTATTCGATTTTGATTTTTTTTCTTTACTCTTAAGAACATCATCAAAAAATTTCTCTAGTGCTATTAATTTATCATATGATTCAATATAAGTTTCAACCTTTTTATCGTGAGCTTCAAAAATACCCTTTTTTATAATATTTTCTTCAAAATGTAGACTACAAATTGAATTACATTTTTGAATATATAAATATTTTTCTAAATTATTCTGTAGTTCAATACATATAGAAGAAATATCTTTTTCAAAAGACAATCCAAAATAATATTTTAATTTTTTATCTTTCTGAACTAATTTAAATAATTCACTTATCGTAGTCAAATTATTAAACAAATAAAAAAGCTCATTGGGTGTAATTTTACATATAAAAAATTTTCTGTTTATTTTTTCCATATCTTTAATGCTTTTTAATTTATCACGAACTTCATCAATTTTTGCCTTCTTAATAATATATTCACAAATATTATAATCAATAGTCAATTTAGATTCATCGTATATTGGATGTGTAATTATATACGATATTCTTCGTTTTCCCATAGGAGTAATACACATATTCAACAATTTCTCAATAGAATTAAATTTATTTTTATTATCATCGGAAGCCAAAATATTTAATTGTTTTAAACTATGATTGCCCAATACAGTTCTTGATCCAGAATTTTCGAATTTTGGTGTAGTTATTTTTTTTATTAGATTAGGATTATGTTGATTTATAAAATCAAGTAAATAACAAAATGATTGACAAGCTACTTCATATAAATATAGATTACTTACATCCATATCTTTAAAGAAATAATTAATTGTTTCTTTTTGATAAACTTGTTTGGTACATTTTTTTGCTCTAACCGCATTTTCATTTTCACTATTTAAATCAATTTTATGAATACATTCAGTTTGTATTGATGCAAAGCTAATCAAACTATCAATATATTTTTCATCATCTAGATCGTAAATCAATATAATTTCATTAGGATTATAAATTGAGATAAATAGTTCTAATTCATCAAAAATAGTATTATGTTTTATTAATTCTTCATCATATTCAAAAATAGAAGATTTACCTGTAAATATATCTATATTTGATGCTCCTATAATAATAGATTTTTCTGATTTTTGACACCAAATACATGTTGTATTATTTGAAATACTAGTTGAATCATTTGAAAAATATGTTCCTGGAGAATAAATAGCAGCTAATTCTCTATTAATTTTACCAGCTTCTTCTCTCTGTTCATAAACAGCAACAGTGTAGTTACTATCTTGAATTTTTTTCAGATATTTTTCTAATATGTAATCTTTTATACCAAATCCAGCCATAACAACATTATATATTCCAACACAATTTTTTTTTTCGGCAATTTCCATTTCACATATAGTAGCTATATCTTGTATACAACTACCATGAATTACACCTTTCTTTTTAAATCCATATATTTCAAAAAG